GCTTGATTTGCTTGGGTTTGGGTCTGGGGGGTCTAGGGGGTCAGGGGTGTTTTAATTAATACATGAGAGAGAGGGGGCCTGTTTTTTTGCATGAGCTAGGGCCTTCCCATTTAAGCCAATGTGAAAAGGGGGTGTGACCCCTGATCCTAGACCCCTGACCGGGGCGGAGCCTTTGGCAACGCATGGCCCTAGGGCGGTGGAGGGGCCGCCCGCGCTCCGCCCATCGCTGCCAGAGTCCCCCGCGCCTGAAACCTCGGTTTCCCCTCGCTGAAACAGGCTAAATCGCGCAGGAGGCCATAACTCCGAGGGGGAGCGGCGCTGGTACAGGGTCGGGGGGTCAAACGGCTCTGAGGGCGTTCTAGGCGGTTCTAGCGCATGGGGGGTTTCGGCCCCCGGCCCATGCACGAACCGTGCCAAGCGTAAACCGCTTGACAGTGGGCGGCGGTCTGTGCTTGGGGGTGTGTTGGTGAGGTAGTACACCCGGCCCTGCCACAGTCGGCGGGCGGTGTCAAGCGGCGCGTAGGCGCTAGCACACTTCGGGGGTCGGTGTCATGTTGCGGTGCAGCATTGGAGCGCGTAGCACGGAACGGGGGCGGCTGTCATGTTGCAGCGCAGCATAGGCCCCGGCTCGCCCATGTTGCAGCGCGTCAATACGCTACCGTCCTGCCCCCCTTCCGTCCCATGCACGAACCATGCCAGCCCAAGGCCATGCACGTTCCATGCCAACCGAAGGCCAAAGCAGACGGACGGTATGGCTAGGCCGACGAGCGGTCAGGAGGCGGTCTAGCGGCCTCTGAGACACGGTCGGCGGAGTAGGGCGGTATATAGGCGGAAAAACGACCCCCGACTGCTAGCTAGTATGACCCCCAACCTCGAAAAGAGAACCAAACAGAAAATCCGGGGTAACTCCAACCCCCATTTTAACTACCCCTCCATCACCCCCATTCTGTCTCGCCACCAAATGAGACCCACCTAACCATGACCAATTCCAGACCTTGCTATCCCTGACCCCTTATGCTATACCTGAGAGTATGGACACGCCGATTCTTAACATGGAGACCATGCCTTATCGGGTCGAAGCCTTTGGCGGCTTGGTTATCCCTAAAGACTGGGTATTTTACACCGGGCTACCGAGGCGACTGGCTTTGGCAGGCAATGAGGATGCGTTATACGACTTGCTGACGATCATATCCCGAGTGAGGCGGAGCAGGGGTTCCCGGTACTGGGGAATTTTAGAAGGAAAAATGATGCCAAATCTCGCTGGCATGGAACGCAATATAAAGGGAGCAAGATGATGACCCGTATAGACCCCGCTAACGGATTGGAAGTACCCGAGGATATCCATGTACGTTTTATGGATTTTCCGAAGCCGAGTGGATGGAAGTGCGAATTGTTCGGCATGAAAGGATGCTTGACCCTGATACCCAATGAAGGGCAAGTACCTAACCGTTTCTGGCGCTGGATGCAGTTTCTAGCCTTCGGCAATAACTGGATTAAACCGTCATGAACGACCCCGCAGAAGGATTGAAATTTCGTGGCCGCAATCAAGGAGAAGATAGTGGACAAACCCGTGCCACAACCCGACCCCCGACAACTCCCATTCCCCCAACCGTTTCCACCCAAGCCAAGCTGGCTAAACCATTCGATGTACGAGGCGTATTTGCAAGGATACGAGCGCGGGTACGAGGCTGGTTATCGTAACGGCACCACGGTAAAGGAATTCACCAATGAGCCAAATGCCAGTACCCCTGACGGGAGTTGACCCCGAATCCGCATGGGTGAAAGATACCCCAACGGGTATATCGAAAGCGGTTTCGGTCGCACGGGCGGAGGGATACGTCAATTTGACCCCCATCCAAAGGCAATTCGCTTTGGAGTTCGTCTTGTCCGGCACTTCGCTCAAGAAGATTGCCCGTCTGATGGACGTTCCGCCCGCATTCGTTCAGAGGCTCTACAACAACCCGATTGTACGGGCATATATCAGCGACTTGCAGAAGGAGGTTGCAGCCCATAAGCTGATTAATGACCAATGGGTAGAAAACCAGATCATGAAAATCATGCCCAAGTTGCTAGGGGAGGAACTGGTTGATATCGTGACCTCTAAAGGCAGCCATATCAGGAAGAAGAAATTCCATGCTCCTGAGTTGACCTCCCTGCTCAAGCACTTTGGCGGTGTGCAGGAAAACAAAGGAGGCGGCGGAGGCAACGGGGTAAATATCCAGATCAATCTGGCCGATATGCTGACCGAAGGGCAGGCACAAAGGCTCAACGTCAAGGTAGTGCCACAAGGGGAATGAAATGGCTATCGCTATCTGGTGTGAGATAGTATGTAACTCCTGTGCCAAGCCCAGTGAGGGGAGATTCACATACGGAAATATCCCCCGGCTGAAACTCAAGAAATCAGCACGGCGGGAAGGGTTCGTTTTCTCCGGCGATGATGCCTACTGCGCGGTATGCGCTAAACTGTTAGGACTAGGAAGGAAGCGAAATGCCGAACCCGCAATGGGCTAAGAAATGGTGGATTTTCGCTTGGTCAACGCCTGAGAACAGGGCATCTTTCCTTGAGGGCAAGATGATCGTTGACGGAGTGGGAGTCTGGTGCAGCATTTACGGGCGGCTATACTTTCTAGCCGTCAGACACTTACCCGGAGTCAGATAATGGCTATCGTCCCCCTACACCCCCCAAAACCTATGCCCCGAATCAACAAAGCTCTGCAAACTCGATACAAGGGCTATAACTTCCGCTCTCGGACTGAGGCCCGTTGGGCGGTATTCTTCGATACCCTTGGCATCCGGTACGATTATGAGCCACAGGGCTACCGGCTGGATGGTAATTACTACCTGCCCGACTTCTGGCTCCCCGGCATGAAGGCTTTTATCGAAATCAAAGGGACTTCTCCCACGGAGGCAGAGATTAGCAAGGCGTGTGCGCTTGCCAAGCATACAAAGCATATGGCCTATATCATGACTGGGCCACCGGGGTCGAACAGTGATGAGAACTATGCCTGTTTCCCCGGCGGTGGGACTGATATGCCCTATGAATGGTGCGAGTGCCCTATTTGCAGCAGGATTGGCCTTGCTTTTTATGGCTACAACGCGAGGCTTTGTAACTGTAGTGAAGGGTCAAAATACACCATTCTACCTTATGGCTACTATAGCCGGGTTGATCGGGCCGTTGTTGCCTCTCGTAGCGCGCGTTTTGAGTTCGGTGAGAGTGGGGCCACCTGATGCGTGATTATCGGCCCAACAAGAACATACGTTTGCCGAACGATTGGTTCCCTATGGCGCACCAGAGGGAGTTTTTCGACTATCTATTTGAGGATGGTGGGTTTCCATACGAAAAACGGGCCTTCCTAAACTGGCATCGTCGCGCGGGTAAAGACTCCTGCGGAATCAATGGCCTTGCTGTGACCTCTCAGATGCGCGTAGGCACCTATTGGCATCTGCTACCGACCCTTAACCAAGGCCGGAAAGTGGTGTGGAACGGCATTGACTTCAATGGACGGCGAATTATTAACCAAGCCTTCCCAAAGGATATGGTTGAAGTGTCCAATGAAAATGAAATGACTCTCCGCATGAAAAACGGGTCATTTTATCAGGTAGTTGGCTCTGACAATTACAATAGCCTAGTCGGCTCCAATCCGATAGGCGTAATCTTCTCAGAATGGGCGCTCTCTGACCCTGCCGCATGGGACTTCGTGCGTCCCATCCTTTTGGAGAACGGCGGTTTTGCGGCTTTTATCACTACACCCCGAGGCAAAAATCATGCGTATAAACAGTGGAAAAATGTTCAAACGGCTTCTAAGTGGTTTACAAGCACAAAAACGGTCAACGATACCTTCCGTAATGACGGGCGGCGAATTATCACCCCGGAGAATGTTCAATCCGAGCGTGACGAAGGCGTTGCAGACGAGATTATCGAACAAGAATACTTCTGCTCTTGGGAAGGTATCAATTACGGCAGTATCTTCGGTAAATTACTGGGTAAATACGAACACCAGCAGATCGAATTTCCCGAGCCATTTATCGAGGATTTACCCGTATTCACGGCATGGGATATCGGCCACCGCGATGCGACCGCTATATGGTTCTATCAGATTGTCAACGGGGAAGTACACATAGTTGACTTTCTGGAAGGGGTCGGAAGTGACGCAGACGATTGGCTGGATAAGCTGGAGAAGCTACCCTATGCTTATGGCACCCCTGCCCTGCCCCATGATGCCAAAAACAAGACCTTTGCAACCAAGTATTCCGCGCAAGACCGATTTATTGCCCGGAAACTCGTTCCCTATATCGTCCCCAATATGCGGGTAGCGATGGGAATACAGGCGGTTCGTGCAATGCTGCCCGTAGTGTGGTTTAATACGGCAAACCCGCATGTTGTCAAGGGGTTAGAGCGCCTTGAGGCGTATCACTACGAATGGGACGATGAGGCGAAGGTTTTTAGCTCCGAACCGGCCCATGATGAGAACTCACACCCCGCAGACGGATTCAGGATGCTAGCTCTATCGAAAAGCGTCACTGAGCATATCAGCCGGAATAGGACAACGGTAGCACGCGGCCCGACACATTTCAATACCCCTCTTGGCCGTGCCTTGAACCTTGAAAATCTGTTCAAAGACCGTGAGGAAGCACGGACATATAGGAGAATCTGAAATGGCCGCTGAAAGAACCGCCCAAAAGGGTAAAGAACCAGAGAAAAATCCGTGGCCGAAGCGGATACAGGCATGGAACAAGTTTTCGCAGAAATTCCATGATCGCGGAGCGCAGATCGAAACCCGGTATCAAGACGACCGTGAATCGGAAGCCAGTATGTCCCCTTCGATGATGCAATCAGGGGTCAAGAAGGTCAATCTATTCTACAGCAACACAACGGTCATTAAAGAGAGCTTGTATAACAGTCTCCCGAAGCCGTCTGTGTCTCGCCTGCATAAAGGCGACTATGAAAACGATGCGGCGCGCGTGGCAGCGTTCATTATGGAACGGGGGCTGTCCTACGAGATTCATTGCGCCAAGTATTTTGACCCGGCGGTAAAGGCAGCGATTCTTGACCGGCTAGTTCCCGGTTTAGGCGTTACATGGATTACCTTTGTGCCGCCTGCTGGTGAAGTCCCCGAGACAATGACCATTGATATCGTTTATTGGAAGGATTTCATTTACGAGCCAAAGCGGGCATGGGAACAGGTCACATGGGCTGGCCGTATCCTGCATATGTCGAACGAGGAAGCAGAAAAGAAGTGGCCGGGGAAGTCATTTGCAATAGGCCAGAGGGAGAATCCCTCCAATGCGACTATTAGCATTTCCGCAGAGCTAATTAACGCGGATAAAACTTCCGTCATTCAGATGTGGGATAAGAGCAAGCGCGAAGTGCTGCATTTGACCATGACTGGTGAAGTCCTTGACCGGGTGAAAGACCCCTATGAGTTGGCTGACTTCTGGCCCTGCCCGAAGCCGCTTATCGCTTCGCCACCGACTGCCAAGTTCCTGCCCTTGCCGGATTACTATATCGCGCAAGATCAGTACATGGAAATGGATATTCTGTATGCCCGAATCAACCTCATCATTGAAGCGGTGAAGGTTGCAGGCGTTTATGACTCGGCTACGCCTGAGCTACAACGCATGTTGGGTGGCACGGAAAACAAGCTCATCCCGGTTGACAACTGGGCCATGTTCGCAGAGAAGGGAGGGGTAAAGGGCACTATTGACTGGTTCCCAGTTGACCAGATTACGTCAATTCTCCAGCAGCTTATCGCCACTTATGACTTCATGAAAAACCAGTTGTTTGAAGTCACTGGTATGGCCGATATTGTCCGTGGTTCAACCAACCAGTACGAAACGGCTGCGGCGCAACAAATAAAGGCACAGTTCGCTTCGGTAAGAATGAACGCCTATCAGCGGGACGTATCTTTCTTCGTGCGGGATATGCTCCGAATCATGGGTGAATTGATGGTGCAAATGTACACCGACGAAAAGCTGCAAGCTATTGTCGGAACCATCCCTGAAAACGACCAGCCGCATGTGCAAGCTGCAATGGCTATTCTCCGTTCCGATTTCCTGTTGAAATACAACATTGATATCGAAACGGATTCGCTGACCCAAGCCGACTGGGGTTTGCAGCAGACTCAGCGTATGGAATTCGTATCCACTCTGAGCCAGTTTATACAGGGTGCAATGCCGGTCATTGAGTCCGTCCCGGCTCTTGGCCCGCTGATGCTGGAAATTATCAAGTTTGCCAGTGTCGGCTTCAAGGGTTCCAGTGAGCTTGAAGGCATGATTGATGTGGCTATTAAAGCAGCGGAAGAAGCAGCCAATCAACCGGCCCCGCCAAGCCCTGAGCAGCAGAAGATGGAAGCGGAACAGAAACGCGCTGAAACTGAAATGGCTATGGAGCAGCAGCGTGACCAGAGCAAATTGGCCCTTGAGCAGCAGAAGGCTCAGGCGACTATGGCTTTGGAAGCACAGAAGCAGGCCGCAGAGCTTGAATTCATGGCTAAAAAGAACACGGCAGAATTGCAGTTCCAAGCGCAGAAGAACGCTGCTGAGTTGCAGTTCCTTCGGGACAAGGCCAATATCGAGTCCACTATTGCCGTGCAAAAAGGCCAGCAGCAAATCGAACAAGGCGCGGTCATGGCAGCACAGCGGGCCGCAACCGAGGCATCACGGGGCGATGGGATACCGAACAAGGAGTAAAGCCATGCCGTATTCATCTGGAAAACAAGCGAATT